CGCTTGAATCCGGCTTGCCAGTGCTTCCCGCTCTTGACACAGGGCAATGTGCTTGTTCTCCCAGTGGGGGAGCTGTTGGGGTTGGCTTCCGAAGCTTAAAATATTCACGTTAAAACCCTCCCACGCATTCGCAAGTAACTTGATCCCGCCCAATCTCGGCAGACCAGACCCAACGTAACCCGCTGTCATTGCAGACCGGGCAGATAGGGCTGATGCTGCAAAACATCAGGTCGTATGCTAAACTAATATCCATCATTTTCATTTCCTTTCTTTGGCCCCGCTGAACTCGCAATTCAGCGGGGTTTTTGGGTTTTAAATTAAACAGTTGCTTTTGAAGTAAACGCTTCAAACGCTTCCAGCCACTCCAGCGCAAGTTTGCTAAACTGGCTGGTTTCAGGAGTGTCGCCTTCTTTAATTGACAGGAAAAACCTCTCAATCGGGCGGTTATTGTCGGCGTATCCTAACTGGATATGAGTCACGCCCCTTGTCTTCGCAACCGTTCCAGCTAAACAGGCACACTCACCTGAGTAGGTTGAGCCGTCGATCCGGCCTTCTTTGATAGCAGCTTTGAGCGCTGGAATCTCAGGAATTGACTGAAGTAGCACGACCCACATATCATTTTTAATAGGCTCTAGGTCAGCGCCACTCAGGTCAGCGCCACTCAGGTTAGCGCCACTCAGGTCAGCGTCTCTCAGGTCAGCGTCTCTCAGGTTAGCGCCACTCAGGTCAGCGTCTCTCAGGTCAGCGTCTCTCAGGTCAGCGTCTCTCAGGTCAGCGTCTCTCAGGTTAGCGCCACTCAGGTCAGCGTCTCTCAGGTCAGCGTCTCTCAGGTCAGCGTCTCTCAGGTAAGCGCCACTCAGGTTAGCGTCTCTCAGGTCAGCGCCACTCAGGTCAGCGTCTCTCAGGTAAGCGCCACTCAGGTTAGCGCCACTCAGGTCAGCGTCTCTCAGGTCAGCGTCTCTCAGGTTAGCGCCACTCAGGTCAGCGTCTCTCAGGTTAGCGTTTACAAGCGTTTCGGCATCAACAACCTTGATAACCTCGCCGCTCCAACGATGTTTAATCTCTATAGTCATTTATCTCTCTCCTATAAACTAACTATCCTGCAATCGCAAAACCCGTCAGCACCGCCACTGCAACCATCAGCAGAGCCTGCACAAAGAACAGGCCTAGGCTTGGGGCTTGTGATATCTCCCGTAGTTCTTGATCGTGTTTCATGTTCGTTTTATCCTCCAGTTCCTCGTAAGCGTAAGAAAGCCTCGTATTCTTCAGGGTGCCACCGTTGCAGGTAGCGCTCGTAAAGATCGGGGTAGTCAATGTGGAGCCTCGATAAGATGCCACCCATGACCGTGTTGTAGATGTCGATTGTGTCCACCGCTTGTCCTCGTATCGTTTTGGGGAAAAGAAAAAATGAACCAATACCCTGAATGGTTTCAGGAGAATTGCGCGTTTATCATGAAATGGGCAGCCATTACCGTCATTGGCGGCACAGCTGGTTTCATTTTGGTTGGCTTGTATTTACTGGCTTTTGGAGATACAGCCCATCTGGAGTTTGCTCAGTACGTTTTGCAGACTCTTGTCATTCCGGTTTCGGCTTATCTAGCTGGTTTTCTTTCAGAGTTTGCGTTTCGATTCACAAAAAGCGTCACATGGAATCGACAGCAGAAAAGCGACGACAAAGCTTAAAATCGCCACATGCCAAACTGTCTCTGCGATGTAAGGCCCCGGCAGGTTGAAAACCACCCAGATTGAAAAGTTAAGCCCTAAAATGTATAAGAAAGTTAATGGAAAAATAAATCTGAATGAACCCATTTAAAACACCTCGTTGTTAGACTCTCAATCCGGCCCACCTCTCATAACGATGAGCCGGGTGAAAATCTATCTCTCGTTGTTTGAAACTGCCTAAAAGCGCCTGCGGCCAACAGAGGATTTGATGCTCTGCGAACGAATTACCCGAACAGGACAAACTGTCTCAGGTAGCCCGGCTGTTACAGCTCCCAGTTAAACTGGGTTGGGTGTTTGTCTCACCCTTCTTAGGTCTTCCTATGCATCCCGCTCGGGGAAGATGTCAAAGTTACGATAAAGTTAAGCCCCCATGGGCTGGAAAGGTTTGAAAGCTTGGTTAGGCGGATTGCCCTTGAATCTTTTCGATCTCAGACCCAAACATTTTCTTTAATCCCAAAAAATGCTTTAGGTCAGGCTTGGACTCTCCACGCTCCCACCGAGAAACGGTTCTGGCGGTTACACCCAACTTCCTTGCTAATGATTCTTGAGTGAATCCCTTATTGGTTCTTAAATCTTTAAAGGTCATTTGTTCAAATCCGTCTGTTCAAATTTGTCTATAGTCAGTATAATAACAAGACAAATTCGTCTAGTCAAGCTTGAATTTTACAATCTTGTTTTTATGGTCAAAAATGACTACTATGTCGAGCTTTGAGAAAAAATTAGACTCGCTTTTTAACAACCTTGGCGTGTCTCTTTACCAAATAGGACTTAGCCTAGGCGAAGACAGTTCAAGGTTAGATAAAATCCTTTACAACAAGCGCCCCACCACTTTTGACAAGCGGTTAGAGGCCATTGTTTTGATTTGCCAGTCCCCACTTTTGAAAGGAAAGGTAAAAGCCGGAACCCTTGCGCAATGGCTTTCAGAGGACTATATAAGCGAAGAGGGGCTTGAGAAAGCTTTTGAAAGAGCGAACTCTCTTAAACTGAAACGCATGCCTCAGTAAATGCGCAAAGATTCTCGTAGTCCATTTCTTCAAGAAATTTAAAAAGAATGCCCAAATTCTTTTCCACAAGCTAGCCCCTTACATTTACACTCTCAATTGGATAAAATTCCCATGAGCATGATACACACTAAACCTCTTCTGTATAGCCATGGTGTAAAACATGCTTTCTGCTTTTATTTATTCTGCAATCGTATAGATGAGAGTTGGACATGACGATACCGAACAAAAATTCGATAGTCAAGTTTGGAATTTTAGTTGTAGTAATCACGTTTTCGTTTTTGGCCTTTTCAGGTTATTTCAATCCAAAGACAGAAAATCAGTTAATTGACGAGCAAAAAAATCTAGCTTTTGCAGAAAAAGACAGCCACTTACAGGAGCTCTATACTTATAAGGCTATAGATCCCAATTATGTTGAAAACATCTTTGCAATTATGGATAAACCCAGACCCAAGTCTGATCAATATCAGTATGAAGTAGAGCTTCCGGATCGAAAACTATACGTTGAGAATACTGAAAACCCACCTTATAGCATTGAGTTTAAAAATAACACCCATAGTTATTTGAACTATGACTATGACGGAAATTTAAAAGATATCACCTTTATAAATAAGGCTGCTTACCCTCATTATGAGGCAAATTATGATTTTCCGAATAAATCTTTAAACGTGGTCTACGTCCAGTTTAACGACAAGTGTAACTATGCCTTCGGTTCAGATGGCTTGATGATCAAGGAACGATGCAATTGTGAACATTGAGAAAAACATAAATTTAAAGTTAAAATTAAGCTCTTATAACGTGGCGCTTGCAGCTTTGATCGCTTGGACGCTTTACTGTCTAATCCAAGGGCAAAAAACAGACCTTCCTCCTTCCGGGCTTGGTGCTTTTGATCAATATGCTCAAATGATTTTAGCCGCAATTTCATGGATTCGCTGGTTTATGGGGTTTACTGTTTTAGGCATTATTTCCTTGCTCTTAAAGCCCTGCGTACAGTCTGAAAGTTTTACTGCCCCGGATAAGACCCCAGTCACTCCACTAGAAGATGAGCCGCCCTTCACCAAGAGCATTTACAGCCGGTGACAGCTATAATCAGGGGCGCTGCTGGAACTGGGCTTGGCATACTTCAGATGTTGCCAGGGGTTAGGGGGTATTAAAGTCAGTGATTCATATTTATTGAGTGCATGGAGAAAATATAGTGTCCTCACAAGAGCAACAAGCTAATACCGAACGCTTTGACGTTCCAGCATTAAGGAGTCCTAATCCTCCAGTATTTGCAAATCAAGTTCAGCTAGTGGGTATGGGCGGATTCGTATTGTTAGAATTCAGGGCTGTATTCCCAGACCCGGATGCAATGGCCAATAATGGAATTATAGATAGGGCTGCTGTAGCTGTAGATGCTAATCCTGTGAGTATTCCAGCTCATACTCGATTAGTTTTGCCTACTGATATTGCATTTCAGTTAAAAGAAATCTTAGCTGGGAATATAATTGTTAATGTCGCAGAGCACTAGAAGTAATTTAGCACCTACTGAAGTTTGGATGGCTCGAGCGGCTGCCAGACAGGGGGTTAAATTTCCTGAGGAATTAGGCGATAATGCTGTTATGACAGACACTTATTCAAAATCAGAAATAGACTCTAAATTTCAAGCCTTCCGGGCTGATGTCAAGGCTGACATGCTGGAAATCAAGACTAGCATTGTCAGTGAGATAAAAGCAGAGCTTAATTCTGTTATAAAAGCTCAAGTAGAGCCACTGAAAGAAGATTTTAAAACTTTAAAAGCCGATATGAGCGACTTAAAGACGGATTTTAACGCTTTGAGAGTTACTCAAGAAGGAATGAAAACTGATATAGGCTGGGTTAAGACTCTGGCAATAGCGATTTTCCTCACCTTGGTAGGTGGCTTTATCAAGATGATATGGTTCCCATCACCCTAGCCTCAGGGGCCTCTACCGCTTCCGCCAATCCCACGGTCTAACCCCACCACCCGGCAACGCCCACACGCCACGATTTAGCGATTTAGCGAACGCCTCGGCCTCGGCATATGCGCCCTTGCTATATTTCGGGGAGTCATACGCCAGTCCGTGACCGACCATTTCGTTTTGGACAGATATTGGTGCATTGCTCCCCACCCAAACAGAAACCCGGCACACACGGCGTTTATAACTTTTACCCACACAATCCAGATCCACCTCTCGACCGATTACCAACCGCCTCATGTAGTCCCTGGCATCTCTGCCCACTGGCTGTTTCAACTCTGGCGCATCGATGCCCCAAACCCGGATGCTCTGGCCGTTGCAGAGCTTAAACGTGTCTCCGTCATGAGCCGAACAGACCTGTTCAGCATAGGCTGGAAGGCAAAGCAGCGCTAAAAGGATCAGGTATTTCATACCCCAAGCATATCAGATGAGTTTGCTTGTGGTCTTGGTAAATCTTCGGTTTTAAGCAAAAACCCCAAAGCTACGGAAGCGCTTGGGGTAAAATGAAAATGCAAATCTACAGAAAAAGGATACCACGGGATGCTAGCGGCCCGATATATTCGAGTCTCCTCAGCGAAACAAGAGCGTAAAGGCTTGTCGTTGGGGGATCAAAAGAAGCTTTTAACCGAGGCTGTGCAAAGGCATGGTTTCACCTCGGATGACCCCGATCTATATATGGATGTCCAATCTGGTGCGGATGATGAGCGCCCTGCCTACAATAAGATGATGACCCGCATCATGGAAGGGTATTACCAAGCGCTCTTTGTTCTGGACATTACCCGCCTGACTCGAACGGAATCCAGAGCGGAAGAGGATCGCATCATCCAGGTGCTGAACTCGTTTAACTGCCAACTGTTCACCAATAACGCCCAATACGATTTAAGCAATGCTGAAAACCGCATGCTCTTTGGCTTTAACGTTGTCTTGGCTCGATATGACCGAGAAAAGCGTAGGGAGCTTTCAAAACAGGGGAGACAATCAGCCAGAGAATTAGGGCAGAACCCCGGCCAGCCACCATCCACCGGCTACGTTAAATACTATCAGCCAGATGGCACACTGATTTATAAAATGGACAAACAGGCCATAAAGCCTGTGAAGCTCGCTTATGATATGGCCTTAAAAGGCGCTGGCGGTAGTCGCATCATGAAAGCAGTTCACGCCAAAGGATTTAAAAGCAGGAATGGCACACCCTACACACCGATTCAAATATACCAGTGGCTCAGAAATCCAACTTACGCTGGATATGTCCATATCGGAATGAACCGCTCATCAACCGAAAAGAAAAAGGGAATGTGGCCCGCCCAGTTTATCGATAAACCGCTGGTGACTCTGGATGAATGGCAAACCATTCAGTCACTACTAGATGCTAGAAAGACAGGCAAGTCTCCCGTTCGATTTCCATTATCTGGAATCCTTTTATGTCCCAGTTGCCAAAGTCCGATGATTGGAGCCTACAAGCGAGGCGGCCCTGGCATTCCTAAAGTGAGATATTACAATTGCCAGCCAAAATTCGGACTTGATAATCAATGCCCCAACACCGATGGCCGCTCAATCCAGATGAACATAATTCATGAACTACTAATCCAGGCAATGCCCGAAATCATCAAACAAGCTGAAACCCGCTCTAATAAAAAAGCACTCAAAGCCTCTCAACCCATCCAAGCTGGGAGCCTTGATATTGACCACGAGGACTACAAATCCCAACTGGCATCCATCGAAAGAAAAATATTAAACAACCTCAGAGATCAGGAAGATTCTCCATCCGATTACAGGCGCCAACGCATCGCAGAACTGGAGCAAGAAGCCAAGGCAGTCAAAACCAAAATGCAAAACTTTAAACAAAAAGCCGTTGCGCCCGCCTTCAATACAATCATCGAAGCTGCTAAACTGCTAAGTCTAGTTACCCCCGATGACATGGAAATTATCAGCGAAGTAGCACAAGCACTCTTTACAAAACTTCACTATTCAAGAACTGGAACGCATCGAAAGTACGAATTCAGACTAGAAAAAGCGGAACTGAAAACCGGAGAAACGCTGACACTGAGAAGGAAATACATCCATAGGCAATAATGGCATTATAGAGAGATGTCATCAACACCACGTCTCTACACAATACTATTGTATTTACAATCAAGTAACTGGACTATATGATAAATATCAAGTCACCAAGATATTGCAGTAAAATCCAGTTTGAGCCGGATTGACCGGCAACCATCGACAGACAAACCAAAGTAACTAGCATTAGCGAAGTTGAAGGCCAGTCTGACCGGGATGAGACTAACGAGGCTCTGAACTCGGCAGAATAGCCATGCCTATTGGAGGGCTATGGAAGTTAAACATTGTGGGAATTTACTTTCCCCGGTACGTGAGCGTGTCATAAAAGCGACCTCAGACGAAACCTGTAGAGGCGTTATTGAGCTTTTAACGCAGGAGTATTATTGCGCTGATACTCGATGCCGCAAGCGCTTGTTTTACAAAAAAGAGATTTACGCCACAGGCCAAAGCGAATGGGCCAGAGTCAGGCCACACCAGCAAGCTGTATTCGTTAAACGGCTGAGAATGGCGAAAGAATCGGATTGGGTGTGGGGCTTTTCGCCTATTACTTACGGAAAAATCAAGGTAACGGTGGAATGATGATGACTCCATCAGAAAGTTTGCTAATTCAGCGACTTAAAACCGTCGAGCATTTATTAGTTGAGTATGGCAGTGATTTGGATTTGCTATTGCTTGACTATCGAGCCCGCTGCAAGCCTTGGCATGTACGAGTTTTTCAAGCTTTAAAAACAAAATTAACGGTCAAGTGATGTTCAACAAAAAAAAGAAAGCGGCTGATCCAGTCGCTAAAGGCGGACGCCCAACTAAATATGAGCCGTCCATGTGCGCTAAAGCTGAGCAAATCATGATGGATGGGGCCAGTAAAGTCGAGGTCGCCGCTGCTCTCGGAATCTGCAAAAACACTCTGTTTGAGTGGATTAAGCTACACCCTGAGTTTTCGGACTCCATAAAAAGAGGCGAGGCACTTTCTCAAGCTTGGTGGGAGCGTAAAACCCGGCTTATGGGCGAACAGCCCGCAGGCAAGAACAACGCCGCCATTGTGATTTTCCGCATGAAAAACATGTTTGAAGATTACCGGGAAAAGCGAGAGCCTGAAAGCCAGGGCAACACCCAACTTGATAGACTATCGGATATTCTTGGGCAGTCTGAGTGATTGAGTGGCAACCATTCGGGGCCAAGTCGCTGGAATTTATCCGCAATCCAGTTAGTCAGGATGCCCGGATCAATATACTAGAGGGCAGCGTCAGAAGCTCTAAAACCGTCACGATGATTCCCAAGCTGCTGATCTACTGCAAGCATGGCCCACCGGGGCTACTGCTGATTGTGGGAGTGAGCAAGGATACAGTCTATGATAACGTCCTCCGTGACCTGTTCGACACCGTAGGAACCTCAAACTATAGCTATAACCGTCAAACAGGCGATTTAACTGTTTTTGGGCGTTCGATTAAAGTCATTGGCGCAAAAGACGACGGTAGCGAAAAATACCTTCGGGGAAAAACGCTTGCTGGCGCTTATGTGGATGAGTTGACACTGATCCCTGAAAAGTTTTTCAAACAGCTTTTAAACCGCTTGAGTGTCAGAGGCGCAAAGCTTTACGCTACCACTAACCCGGACACGCCAAGCCACTATATTTATACCGAGTACATCAGCGACGAAGAAAAGCTGAGTTCTGGCCTGGTTAAAGTAATCCACTTTGTCCTGGATGATAATCCCAACCTGGACGAAGAATACAAGCGAGACATCGCTAAAAGCTATTCAGGCCTTTTTTACAAGCGGTTTATTCTCGGCCTCTGGGTTATGGCGGACGGGGCCATTTATGACATGTGGACGGATGACAACCTCTATGATGCGTTGCCATTCCATATTGCTGATCCAGCGCACCCCTATGATCGGGATGTTGCCGTTGACTATGGTACTCAGAACCCGATGGTGTTTCTGGATATTCTCCACGATGGCCATGGGGTTTATGTCGAGAACGAGTACCACTACGCTGGCAAGGCCAATCAGGCCCAGAAAACAGACAGCGAATACGCGGATGATCTGGACAAATTCACAGCGGGTAAAGGCATCAATCAAATCATCGTTGACCCAAGCGCTGCAAGCTTCATCGCTGAATTAAAAAAACGTGGCTACCGGGTAAAACAGGCTGATAACGACGTTGAGAACGGCATTCGCTTGATGGCCTCAATGATCCAGTTAAGAATGCTCAAGGTTAACAAGCGCTGCGTTAATTTCGTTCGTGAGGTCGGCTCATACGTTTGGGACGAAAAAGCCCGGATGCGTGGCGAGGAAAAGCCATTGAAGCAAAATGACCACGTGATGGACGCTTGCCGGTATTACTGCCAGACGAAGATTAAGAAAATCAGGAGTTTATGACTTATCTCGATTTTACAGGCTCGCCGCCCAGTACCTCTGAGTTCTTTTGGGACTCCATTAGCGTTAAGAACTGGCAACACAAGGATTACCGAAATATTGGCGGCACTCTGGTTGGTTTTGGCTCGCCATCAAGTCAATGGCACAAAGCAGTAAAAAAAATCAGTCCTATTAAAGAAGCCCAAAAAAAAGTTAGAGAAACTAAAATGCCTTGGCCTCTCAGTACTCTTCGGCTTTATACGAAGTTCAACAAAAATATTGCGGTTTTGGTTGAAAACGCTGAAGCCGCAGGCGTTGAAAACAAAGAATTTTCCCCTGAATATTTTCTGTCCATTGCTTAAATGAAATCCGTCCTCCTTTTTGGCCGCTCCCCTTTCATCAACCAAATCAACCTCCCCGCCTTGCTGCATCACACCACAGCGGGCATCAACCATATCGCCTTTGAGCATGGCATGGACTACGGCTTTTTCTACGATTCCGAGCCACCCAAGCCCGAAGGCTGCAAGACAAAAACAATCGCTCCTATCTGGTTCTCCTCTGCCTCTCATCCGGTCAATCCCGTGCCCGCCTCCATTCCCGTGCTGAGTAAAATCCACCGGGACGGGGGGCAGGTCGTGGGGTTTGAGCTGTTTACCTGCACACTGGCCGTCAACTGGCTCATCCTGCAAGGGTTCAAACAAATTTACCTAATCGGCATTGACCATGTGGAACAACCGGGGCCGCTCCAGCATCACGATGGCACGTTTGCCGTTGCAGATTGCATGGTGGAAGCACACCAGCGGGTGAAGGCGTTTATTGGACGTTGCCAATCAGGTGCGAAGATTTATCAATGCAACCCGGCGGTCGCTGCTGACTGGCCGGTTCCTTATCAAGATTTGACGGAGCTTTATGCAACATTTTGACCTCCCACAAGGCTACCGGCCCAAGTTTGACGACCCGGATATTAAGCGCTTTTACACCCTTGTTTCCCCTCCCCCTTGTGATTGTGACCGTTGCCGGTTAGCGGTGGCTTTTCGTGAGTCGTAAATCCCGCCGCACCCGTGACACCAAGCCAAGTAAGGCTGCTGAATTTCATAGCACTGTCAATAAAATGGCGACAGCGGATGCTTTTCAAAACCTGCTGGCTCGGACTGGGGCATTTACCCCAAATTTGATGGAAGGAACCAATTACTTCCTTCAGCGGCTGACGCAAAACTATAACCTGATGACCGCTCTATACCGCAATAACTGGATTGCTCGGCGGGTAATCGACATCGTGCCCAAAGACATGATGAAAAACTGGGTACGCTTCTCCTGTGAAATGACACCGGAGGAGCTGGATCAGTACCAGAAAGTGGAGAAATCAACAAAAGTTCAACGATCCATCCTCAAGGGGTTAAACCTTGGCCGCTTGTATGGCGGTGCCGCTGGCCTGATGCTGATTGACGGTCAAGAGGACATCTTGGAAGAGCCGCTTGATCTGGAATCCATTATGCCCGGTGACTTTAAAGGCATCCTTGTAACTGACCGCTGGACAGGCGTTAAGCCATCCCTTGAGCTTGTAAACGACATAGACAGCCCTGAATTCGGTTTACCGAAGTTCTACGATTTCCAGGACTACAGCGCCACCGTCAAATACAGGGTTCACCACAGCCGGATTTTACGCTTCACCGGCTGCGATTTACCTGATCAAGAACGCTTTGCAGAGAGCCACTGGGGCTCAAGCATTCTTGAAACCGTGTTTGAGGAGCTAAAGAAGCGGGACAATACCAGCGCCAACATTGCCGCATTGGTGTTTCAGGCTCAATTGAGAATTCTCAAAATGGAGGATTTTGGCGAGGTTTTAGGCGGTGCTACTGGCTTTTCTCAGGACAAAATGAGAGAGACTCTGGCCGCTCAAAACCACTTGATGAGCAGTCAGGGCTTGATGGTGTTGAGCCGTGAAGATGATTTTCAGGCCATTAATTACACGTTTTCCGGCATTAATGACATTTACGAGTCGTTTATGTTGGATATGGCCGGAGCCGCTCAAATCCCTGTGACTCGGTTATTTGGCCGTTCACCCGCTGGAATGAACTCCACCGGTGAATCCGACATGCGGAATTACTATGACGTGGTGCGGAATGAGCAGGACGCTATCCTAGCCCCTGTGCTGGATAAG